AATTTTGTAGGGCGATTATCAAACTGTCTTACCTCCCAAAGAACTGGTTTTTCGTCCGTGCTACTACCATCGTTAAATATTTTAACATTGGTACCTTCCTTAAAATGTTGTTTCAGGAATTGGTATTCACGCGTGTCTTGTTTAGGCACTATATACAAAATGACACGCTTTAATTTATCATTCGCTTTGAGTGGTATTTCGGCAATATATTTGATAGCCCCAAATTTGGAGAATAATTTGCAGATATAACTTGTTTGGTAAGAAATATCTATGCCGGGTATACAAAGACATTCTAGATTTTCATATTTATTCACTGACTTCATTTGTTTTATAAGGGTGCTATTTGACTCCATACAGTGAGAATGAATAATACTTGTATTCATTTTTAGGGTTTAGTATATGGAATAAAATGTCGCAATAATGATTATACATACATACATATACATATCCATGGAAGAAGAAAAGACATTCAAATTTGTAGACCAAGGAGGATATGGGTGTGTTTTCAGGCCAGAGATTGTATGTGATACGAATGAAATAGGAAGCACGGATTACATATCGAAAATATATCGGTCCGGTGAGAACATAAATGACAGTGATACTCAAAAAGAGATTGCTATTAGCAACATCATTAAGAAAATCCCCAATTACAGTTCCTTCTTCGCGCCTATTATCCAGACATGTCCAGTGAATATCAAAGAATACAAGAGCAAACATATTAATGAAATCGAACAGTGCGATGTTGTATATGATATCAAAAAAGATGATAAGGGTAATACAGTGTCGAAGACGATGTCAGACAATGATATTTATTACTCTGCCAAAATGCGGTTTATCCCAAATAAATTAGACCGCGAATTATCTTATTTGGTGGAAAATACCTTGGAAGATGATTTCGTGCGGAAAATGGAGCAGACGTTTCAGCACATAGACATCGGGCTACAGAAATGTTATGATGCGGGGTTTGTTCACTACGATATTAAACCGGATAATATTCTATATGATGACAGTGTTCATGCGCCCATTATTATTGACTATGGTATTACAGTGGTGATTGAGGATTTGACCATTGCGGTGGAAACGATGAGCCAAAAACATCTCGAGGACATTTTTTACACGAACAAGTATTATTACTATTGGTGTATTGACATTTTCGTGATTTCGCAGTTTTTATATGAAAATATAACGCCCAATGCCACACAGGATATCACGGAGAGTATGATGAAGAACGTGCTAAATTTGTATATGCAAAATTATATCAAAAATCATAAACCAACCACGGAAGAGTCGACTGTATTATACGAAAAATATTGGGAGTTCTATTCACCGTTTGTGGGAAAACCGTGGACAGATATAGTGAAGAAGTGTATGGAACAAAAATGGTACCAGACATGGGATTACTATTCACTGTGTATTTCTTATTTGAATATCTATACATCGCTGAGTAAAAGGCGGGTATATCTGAAAAACAATAAGCGAATGCAGGACATGGTGGAGAAATGGAAAAACGCGGTTTTTTCGAGCGACCCTACCAAACGCAGGTCCGCGTAAACACAACCACATATTATTTATAAGGGTCAATTCCGTTTTTCTCAAAGATAGAAAGGAGCACTGCCAATCTGTATTCGTCGAATCCAACACCGTATGCGGGCATTCCATACAACATGATATAATAACTAAAGAGAGGGGCGAGTGTAAATGTCTTTTTGACAGTGAACTTTCCACCTACATCGGCGGTAAGCGCGGAAGTGCGATTGATTCCCGCTAATATATCCTCAATTGTTTTCTGTAGAAGTGTGCGTTCTAGTTTCAGCTCAGTGTTGGAGTAATTGAGGGAGTACGCGTTCATTGCGCCCTGGAGGCCTTCTCGGGTAATCAAATACAGTGTTTGCAAGTTTTTATTGAGCGTTTTCTTGCGGGTGTTTTCAATGGTTTTGTATAATTTGAGGAATTTCAAATAGTCAGTGGGGATTTGCTCGTATCTTTCAGTGGCGAGATTAAATGTGTATTGCCTCTGTATTATTTTTATGGCTGCAATGACTTCGTCGGTAATTTGGAAATCACCAGTGCCTTTTCCGCCTGGTCCACTGACGGGGTAAATGAGAGATGGTTCCAAATTTGTTTTATAAGGTGTAAAAATGGACTTACTGTATATTCCGGCTGTCATATAGTATAGTTGGTCAAAAACCATAGGTTTGAGAAAAAAACCGTACGGTTTGAGAAAAACCCCAGGTGGCATAAATATATAATTTACAAATTGAATTATATATTTTATTTGGCCCGCCTAGAGGATATGCACTTAGTGTTTGATTTCATTGATTTCTTTGATGGCGTCAAATATATTCTCATTCTTAAAACAAATAGACTGTATTTCCGCGGGCGACAATACTTCATTGCCCACTTTCAATCGGCTACTCAGCGACTTAATCGTAGTTTCATCCGTCAACCCATACCGGAATGTCAGCATATCTATAATAATCTGTTTGGTCGCCTTCTTGAACTCATGCTTGAAATCAAACCGCCCAGGACGAATAAGCGCAGCATCGATTTTATCTGGGTAATTCGTGGTCATGATAATCATAACACCGTGTAGTTCGATGATACCGTCTAATACATTCAAAAAGCAAGACAAATTAATTTTGTCAATCGGTTTTATAAGATTACTAGCCATTTCTTGTTTGGTGATTTCTATTACTTGACTAACCGGATTCAATTCTTCTTTCAAAAATTCGTCTAATCTATGTTTCGCTTGTATTAATTCTCTGGACTGTACAATACTATCTTCAGACGCATCGCAGTCTTCTAATATGAAACACAGTTGTTTCCCCACCAATTTGCGTTTGTTGATTTCTCTATTTCGAAATAAATATTCAAGCTCCTCGCACGTTTTGACCTTGGACAGGTTTATAATAATACCATGACGTTTCGTATACTTGAGTATTGCTTTTATGGTACTCGTTTTGCCACATCCGGGGGAACCATAAAATAGTAAACCCGCTTTAAACGTGAACCCCGTTTTATTATACTGTTTCTCGCCTTCATTTACACCCTCCACATTGGTTTCGTCATATACAAATGGTTGAATATACTGAATAAGTCGTTGTTTGGCCTCAAAGAATATATTGGTGTTCAAATCCTTGTTATGTTCCATCAAATGTTCACTGTACTTCAATGTTAATTGACCGTCTTCATTGTCTGATCCCTTGAACTCAAACAAATATTGTCGATTGTCTTTGAGTTTGCGATTTAACACGGCATCGTAGTCTTTGATGCACTCTTCCATAAACGCGTGTATATGGTCTAACCCGGCACTGTCCTTTTTACTCTCGGATAAAACAATCGTGAAATTTTTTTTATTGGTAGGTAGCCTCGACGAGGAGGAGGACGAGGAGGATGTTGATGTATCTGGCTCATCCGACACTTTGATTTCCTTCAATTCAAAATAAATGCCGTGTTTTTCAGATACTAATACACGCTCGTTATCCACGGGCATCATGAGAAAACTATCCGTCGCCCGTTTACTACTGTCCCAAAAGTTATCGGACAACTCTGAATTGTTGGTCATGATTTCAGTGAGAGACTCGAATTTTATTTTTTTGTGCTGGGTAATATAGTGTATAATAGACAAGAACGTTTTGCTATATACTAACTTTGTGGCTAACATAGAAGATGAACTCCGTAGTATCGGTATTTCGTGGGATGAAATATACACGGACACATAATTCGTATTACGCTTGAAGTATTCGCGCAGTTTATCGTAGAATATTTCAAATGGGATTACTTTACTTATATATGGCATTACTATTATGAGAAATGTGAATAAAATATTACTAGGATGTTGCGTCGTATTTGTCATTGACATGAATAGCAACGGCTGAATACTACTGAATATGTCCATATTAATACAACGTAATTGAGTCAAAATATTATATGGTTTTGAAAATCGCCCGGTTTAGCGTCAGCGTTCGTTCTATTTATACGGTCAAGGATATCACTGTATTATAATGACATCATCGAGGTTGGACGATTTGGAGGCATGGGCAAACGAGAATTACCGGTTATCAACGATGAACACCAAGGGCGAGCGTGAGTATCCAAGTAAGATGACAATTATGTATTTGCACTGGGATATTGCCAAATCGAGCATTTTTCCGGTGCATACCCAGATGCACGTATTTGACGGCAAAGATTACATTGTCAAAAAGGAGCAGATACTATCATACATGAAATCGGCGGGAGATACCAAATACAAGGTCCACGAAGTCCTATTTTACTGTATGGATGTAGAGCCAGATAATATTCCGGCTTTTATTGGGAATATGATGGGACAAAGTGATTATTTGAAGATATACAAGCAACTCACGGATATTACAGTGCCAGCGTCCATGTTTATGTTCCACGAGATAAACTGTGTGTACGTTATTTTGGTCGACCCACCAAAGCCGGGGCTAAGTATTTTGAAGACGAGGAAAGCGGGTATTGCCAAAAATAGCAAAACGAAGCGGGTATCGTTTCATGATTCTTGCCGCGAGGTGGGGGAATCGCAGTAGATATTTTTTATATGGTAGATAACATGTAAAAAATATATTTTTTTGGGTTCTAGAATAGACTTACTAAGTTGGTAATAACGATTGGTGTTGAACTTCCTATAAACATAATATTGAATTGTTGTAATGTATAAGTTGCATTTTGATTAATGGTAATATTGGTGAATCCTCCTGAACTAATTGGAACAACATTGGCGCTATTTACAACTACATTGGATACACACACTTTATAAGTTGAAACTGGTAAAAACACGGACAAACTAAATGTTCCAAAGTTGGTTGAGGGCACGGGAACGTTTTGCACGTTTAATGTTAAGTTAGCAGTTGTTGTTGGTGATGCAAATATGACTGCATTTGCGGTTGCGGCATAATTACATGTGATTGTATTTGCAGAAATTGCTACGTTTGACATGTTTTCTCTATATCGACTTAAGTTCATAATGCCGTTGAAATTGGCAGTGCTATTGGATGTTAAAAAGTGGTTAAACGTAGCCACGTCAGAGAACGTTGAAGGATATTGGTATGTTCCGGTATTGGTTAATACTACAGGACAGTTGAATGTTGTGGTTCCGCTGTTACTAACTGAAAAACCACTAGCAATTGTGCCACTTAGGGTTGTAGAACCGCTTAGAGTTGTAGTTCCACTTAGAGTTGCGTTTCCGCTTATTGTTGTAGGACCGCTGAATATGGAGTTTCCGCTGAATGTTTTATTACCCGTGATTGTTTGTGCTCCTGCGAGAAGAACAACGGAGGAAGAGTCGCCGGCTGGACCTGTAGGGCCTGTACTTCCTGCGCCAGATGCACCTTGAGAACCAGCTGGACCTGTGGGGCCAGTTCCTCCAGAACCGGCTGGACCTTGAGAACCTTCCGTACCTGCAACACCTTGTGGACCCGCAGCACCTTGGGAACCAGTAGTACCTGCGGCACCTTGGGAACCCGCATCTCCTTGAGAACCTTGGGCACCAGCAGTACCAGCATCACCCTGAGAGCCTTGGGCACCAGCGTCTCCTTGAGAGCCTTGGGCACCAGCGTCTCCTTG